GCGTAGTACTGATCGCGCGTCTTCTCTTCGGGGTTGTTGCCGCTCTCGAAGATGCTGACCGGGTCCATCGCTCGCACGGGATCGAGCGCCTTGCCGAGGAAAGTGTTCTCACCAATACCGCCACTCCACCACGAGGTTGGGCTCAGTACCGAGTTGTAGCCGACGTACTTCTGGGCAAGCGCTCCGGCGGGATTAGAACCGAGACGCGCAAGGTTTCCGTCTTCCCACGCCTGATCCATCGTGAGCCCCGTGAGGCCGGACGCCTCGTGGGCTTCGAGATCCTTCGCGCCACCGTTCAGCGCGTAGCCTGCGACGCCACCGATGACCGCGCCGGGGATACCTCCGTATTGCGCGCCGAGTGCCGCGCCAGACACCGCTCCAGCGACCTTGCCGTCCGGCGCAAGTGGATCAGGCTTGCCCGCTGCAGGGTCGGCATAACTCTCGCCCGAGCCGTACATGTCGGCGCCACCGAAGGACGCTCCACCGCCGGGCTTCATCCGCGGCGACCCTGCGAGTTCGTTCGCGAGGTTCGTCATGCCGCCCGGATTGTTCATCCAGCCGAGCATTCCCTGACCTGTGGGCAACGTGGCCGGCCCGCCGACAAGAGATTGCTGGCCCGGAACCGTCATCCAGCGATCAGGCATCTGATTCCCGGGGAACCAGCCATAGAGTTCATTCGGAGTAGCCATCAGGTATATCCGGATGCTTCGGCCTGGTACTGCACGCCCTGTGCAGCGTTGAAGGTGCCGGCGATCTTCAGACGCGCGCGGTGGTATCGAGCTTCGCCGCGGAAGTTCGCGATTCGGGTGCGCGAGTTGGCGGTGGTCTCACTCGTGTACGTCACGCTGTCGGATTGCTGGTCGCGTGTACCCATCGCCACGGTGACTGCGTTGACAGTCACATCCGTGAGCGCGCGGATGCCTTGCACGCACGCATAACCGCCGGGATTCGGCTCCACCTCGCCGGTCTCAAGGGTTGCCGTGCCGGGTGTCCCCGTGAACCTTGCAGCCCTATGCGTATCGGTGAATCCGCGGATGTAGCGGACCTGACTTCTATCGCCGGGCGCGCTGATCAGCGTGTTGCAGGTCTGCGTTGCGTAGGTGAACCGTTTCTCCTGATAGTTGTAAATCAGAAGCCGATCCACGGTCCCGAGGCCGCCGCTCGGATAACACCACTTGATGATTTTTCGGTTGGAATCGACCGCGCCATACACGCGCTCCTCGAATGATCCGAGGATTGCGTTTTCCGCGAAATATCGATCCACCTTCCCATTTCCGACAGGCTGCGCGCTCACTCCATCGGTGACGTAAATGCCACCCTCAGAGATGTAGTACCAGAGACCATTCACCTCGACGACCGAGTTCGGGAGATAAAGCCCCAATGCGCCCGCGATCTTGTCGAACTGGAAGACGGTGTTTCCGCCCACGTACGTCATGCGGTTGAGGCCGCCTCTCTGCATGACGATGCCGAACTGATCGCCACCCACGATGGCATTGACCGGCCCCCACTGACTGTCGAGGAACTGCTCACCGGCCTGAGATGCAATCGCGGTTGCGCTTCCCGGCAGCGGCCAGTTGGTGGGGTCATCGATTGCGGGCCACTGAACCCGATGCGGAACGTCCCCGTTCGTGGCCTCTCCGGTGTCTCCTAGAACAATGAACTGCCCGACTTTCCCGACACGGCGCGCACGAGGCGGACTCCCCAACGCGGGCGCCGCGAACGCTGCCGCACCCAGCGTCTGGACTTGCACCGTATCGAGGAAGTTGGTCGCGAAGATGAGGTCGTCGTAGACGGCGAACTCCCACGTCGCGGAGGTCGCCGTGTATCCGCTGCCGACAGTCGACCACGTCCCGAGACCAACGAGCTGACGCATGATCGTCGTCGTCTGGCCCGCATAGATGTAGCGAATGTTCGACGCGGGCTGGTAGGTTTCAATTGCCCCGATGGGTCTGGAGTTGAGCGTGTTTCCAGACGCCACGAGCGGCAGGAACGACTTGTAGGTTCCGTCCATCGGGAGCACGTTGTGCGCTTCCGTGAGGCCCGGATTGTTGAGGTCGGGCTGGTCCGGCAACCACTCCTTGAACAGGATCGTGCCGTCGTACTCGCTCATACCACCACCGTGTGCGGGGGCGAACCTGAGTAGTCTTCAGACCGCATCCGTGAGCGATAGGCATCGAGTGCGACCGAGTAGAGCTGGCTCCATGTCGGGAGTCGCTTGTCATTCTTGATGAAGACTTCCGCCTCAAGCAGCGAGCCATACAGGCAGAGGTCTGGGCAGTCCGTGATCAGGAAGTTTGAGCCGTCGCCATCCGAGCGCAGAACTGTAGGCTTGGCGTAGTACGTCCCGGCCAGTGTCCCGCTGGCCGATACGGGCCCGAAGATGAAGTTGGTCGCGTTGCGTGCGATGTACGCCGTGGGTCCACTGCTCGCTACCGCGCGCGGATACCGCTGCAGCATCTGGTCGAGCGAGATGCGCTTGAGCGGCGGCGAGCTCTGCCCGCTGATGTAGGAGGTCTTGAGTCCCAGATAGTCGACCGGGACTGCCGCAACGTTGTTCGTGATGGTGACGTTGAGGGCCGCCTCCATCCATGAGCCCCAGTTGTCGGACTCACGATAGAAGCGCTCCTCCCAGTTCTGCACGAAGTTCGGGAGAAATGACGTGAGATCCGACCGCGCGAGGTAGTCGCCGATGGTCGTCAGGAGATTGGTGTAGTTCGAGATGACAGCCATTAGCTAGGCACCTTCAGCGCGTTCCTGAGTGCGCGATGCCAGTGATCTGCGCCATCGCAATACTTGTAGTGCTCGATCCCGGGAATGCCGCACGTGTAGTGGATCAGCGAGGCGAGCGAGAGATCCTGCTCCATGGCGAGCGCATTCCATTCTTGAGGCAATTCACCGATCTGCTTGTCCTTCAGCCACTCGAAGCGATGGAGGAGCGATCCCGGCGACTCCGCGACAAACTCCGGCGTCAGGATGCGGTTGGCGTGATGCCCGCAGTTCCACAGGATCACCGACGAGCGGTTCTTGCCGGGGTAGTCGAGATTCTTCGCTTCCATCGACGTGCCGATGTACTTGATCGGGTTCTTCGTCTGGTAGTCGTGCTTGACGACATGCATCGCCTTGTCGAAGTAGTCACGCCGGTACTCCCAGAGCTTTGCGATGTCCTCCTGCATGACCATGTCGCCGTCGACGAAGATGGCCCAGCCCTGGTAGTTCTGCAGATACGGCACGAGGAAGCGCGAATAGATGAACGCGTTGGTGCCGTCCTTCTGCCCGTCGAACTTGCCGAGCATCGGCCCGTGCAGCGGAATGAAGGACACGGGCACTGACGCTCTCTCGATCACGCTCTGGACAAAAACGTGATAGGCAGCCGCCTCCCTCGGATCGAAACCGACGTAGAGGGGGATCGATTGCTCCATGGCTCAGGCTATGAGCTTGGAGCCGTCTTTGGCTTCAAGGCGGGTTCGTGGATGGCCAATCACGTAGAACGCATGCTCGTTGGTGACCTGCACCGTCTGGACGTGGAACCGCTGCATGATCTTCGGCAGCCACCATTCCATCGGTTCTTGAATCAGGTGTGCGTTGCGACCGTCCGAGAGCGTCTTGAACGCAGGGCCGGTGTGGATGGTCAGAAACGCAACTGCCTCAGTGAGTGAGGCCAGATGGTCGAGGACATTGTCGAGATACTCCGGCTCGATGTGCTCAAGAACGTCGATGCAGCAGACGAGTTGTGCCGGGACAGGATCTCCGGCGAACTCCTCCACGCAAGGGTCGAACGCCTGATAGGTCAGCTTCGCCTTGGGCTTGATGTGCTTGCCCAAGTTGCACTGGGACCCGCACCCGTAGTCGAGCAGATGCGTGATTTCGAGCTTGTCGATGATCTGCGTGACAAGCGGCGCATAGTTGATCGAAGCTGTGCCGTAGGTCTTGGTCTCGTGGAGCTTCGCCTGCTCCGCGCGGTAGTTAGCGGAAATGCGTGCGCAGATCATCGGCAATCGCTTTCACAGGCCACTCATTGACCTGTCGGTAGAGTTTCACGCTGCGATACCACGGGAGGTCCGTGTAGTTCTCGCCGTAGCGCCACTGGGAGGTTTTCGGGATCAGACTCCAGCACGGCGTTCCAAGCGCGCCGGCCAGATGCACGACAGAGGTCTGGACCGCGATCACGAGATCGCAGGCGGCTACTAGAGCCGCGGTGTCGTCGTAGTCGTTCGTGAGCGTGGCCCACGGGAACTGCTGAACCTTCGTGCCGGCGATGTCCTTGCTGGCGTCCCGGTACTGCAGGCTCACAAAGTTGGCGTCCACCGCGTCGAAGATCGGTTGCCACTGTGCTAGCGGAAGCTCACGGAAGGCCGCGGCGTTCTGCCAGATCCCGCCCGACCACGCGATGCCGATCAACGGTTTGTCACCGGCTTGCTTGAATTCCTTGCGCCACATCCCCGTGCGGATCGGGCACGGCTTGAGGTACGCCGTCCCGGGAAAGTCCGCATCGGAGTTGCGATAGAACTGGCCGAGTTCGAAGGCGGCCGTGGAAGCCTCGATGGTCCGCTGCTTCACCTCGGGCCACGGGGCCGACTTCTTCCAGCGTGTGCCGTAGACCGTTGCCTCGGGGAAGGATCGGCGGAAGAGATTCTCCAGCCGGTGATCGCAGTCGATGATCACCTTCCGACAGTCGCGGATCGCATCGGGCAGCATCGAGGCTGCGCAGATCTCATCCCCCAGCCCCTGCTCGCCATAGATGACGACGGTCTTGTCCTTCGAGCCGTCCCAGGTGGCTTCCTGCGGGTTCAGGTAGCGGATCTTCAGCCGCCGCTCAGTGCCGATGGACGCCGAGTAGTATGGCCACGCCTCTGCCCACTTCCGCTGCCCAAGAAGCGAAAGCCCCATGTTGTGGCGTAGGTTCGTGTCCTTGTCGCTGATCGCGAGGCCCTGCCGGCAGTAGTCCTCAGCCTTAGAGAACTCCCCGCCGTCGAGGTACGTGGAACCGAGGTTGTTCAGGTAGAGGAGTTGCTGCTCCTTCGTCTTGGCGCGCTGCTGAGCCTTGCGGTAGCAGGACTTCGCCTCATCGAGGCGCCACATCTGCTGGGCGGCGTGACCGAGCGACGACCATGCTTCGGGCCTGTCTGGCCGGAGCTCCACGGCACGCTTCGAGAGGATGTAAGCGACCGGCAGGCGCTTGCACTTCTTCATGATGTCGGACGCAAGACACAGCGCTTGCGCATCCTCAGGGTTCCGGAGCAGCACTTCGTTCAGCACCGCATAGGCCTTGTCCGGTTCGTCGGCGTTCATGAGCGACGCCACTTTCGCGACGTAACTCTCGTCGCGCGGCCTGATTTCGAGGACGGCGCTCATCGCTTCAGGAAGTGCTTGCGGTCGGTGCACTTGAACCGCGGATACTCGCGATTGATAAGCTCGAACGCCTTCTTCAGGTCGTTCCGGTCGTGGATGTCCACGCCGTGCTTGTACTTCATCTCAAGCTGGATGACGGGCGGGATGCGGGCGTAGAGATAGATCTCCTGTTTCTTCCCCGCCTTGTCCGCCAGCCCGTTGTTGCGCTCATATTCCGCAAGGTCCAGCACCGGCTCGACGTCCTGCCTGTAGTGCAACTGCAGGTTCCCGCCCTGCGTGCGGTCCTCGTACTGGTAGAGGCCGCGCATCGGGTCATAGTCCAGAAACTTGGGCATGCTCTCTCGCAAGGTCGATGATTTGGATGCCGAGCGAGTGAATGCACTCGTATTCGGCCCTCTGGTCGTGGAACCACGGGAAGGGCTGTGGCTTCGGGTGATTCCACTTGTATGAGATGTTGTCGTCCTGATAGAGGACGCGATCGAAGCCGATGACTCCGATCTCTTTCGGGTCGAGCAGGTCCTTTGCCATGAACACCGCGCAGAGCCCCGCCGAGGGCTTCCAGTACTTCGGCTTGAACTGCCTGTAGTACTGAAGCCAGCGACACTCCGGCTCCTCTGGCTTGTCCTCCTGGAAGTGCCAGAAGGGGATGCCCTCCTGTCGATACATGGGGGAGCGCGCACAGATGTAGTCCGTGCGCGTCCCGAAGTGCTGCGGTTCCTGTCCTTTCGTGAGGCCCGCTTTCAGTCGCACAACCATTCTGGAGTCGATCACGGACCCGCGACCCGAAAGGATCGAAGGCCCGTGACCGACAATCACCAGCATCAGGTACAGGCCACGACCTTGGCAGATGCCTTCGGGTTACGGCACACGAGGCCATACTCCGTGATCAGCATCTTCTTCGTAGCATCACCCGTCTTCGCGAGGTTCACGACTGCCGGCTTGCGCAGGTAGGCCACCGCCCAGTAGTCGGGATCGAGACACAGCACAACGGAGCTTCGAACGTAGCGGGACAGCGTGACCATGTGCGGCGAGCCGTAGCTCGACACGTACATGTTGGCCGCACCGACGATGGGCGCCTGCTTGTTCGGCGCCGTGTCGATGAAGCGCGTTGCCACGCCCGTGAAGGCATCGATGGCTGCCTTCTGCGTCGGGCCCACGAGGATCACCCGAGGATCACCGCCGTCCTCCCACGAGCCCGCGAGGGCCATGTTGAGGTTACCTACCGTGAGCGCACCAGTCGTCGCGCCATCGGTCGGTGCCGCTACCGTGCCGCCGGAGAAGCCCGGCGTGGTGGTGGATGCCGCAGAGGTCGTTGCCGCGACCGCGTTCGCAATCGTGTTCGCAGTGTTCGCAGTCGGACCCGCGATCCAGCTCTCCATGCCGGCGGACGAACGGCCCGTGCCGGCGCCGCCGATGGACGAAGCCTGGTTACGGACCAGCGCGTATTCCATGTCGCGCTTCAGCTCCTTCATGAGCTTGGTGCCGAGGCGGCCGGTCTCCGTCTTGCGGCCCGCCTTGTCGACCGCTTCCAGCGTGTCGGAGACGATGAAGGTCTTCCAGCTGATCTGCAGGAAGTTGCCGAGCCGGGGAGCCGGCGAAGCAGTTGAGAAGGATGCGTCGTTACCTTCCTCGACGATGTTCGCACCCGGCGCCGCGAGGTCGTCCGAGAGCCATTCGTGGAAGGTGGACTTCGCGTCGACGCGATCGAGGTTCGTGAGCGCCCATGTGTCCATGGGGTCCAGTTCCCAGATCACATCCTCCAGATCCTCACGAATGTTCGTGCCATACGTGAGGGAGTTCGCCGTGGCGTGAGTCCACGTCGTACCAGTGACAAATGCCATTGTGCGTTACCTTGAGAAGATGCGTGCCGCACGATCCGAGATCAGGCGCTTGCGCTCGGGTGATCCCGGCGGCGCCTTCTGCAGGTTCTTGCGATACGCGAGTTTTTCCTTGACGTCGGTCGGCATCGGCGTGGTGGGGGTCGTCTTGATCGCTCTCGCGGGCGCCGCGGCCGGTACAGCCTTCGCCTTGATGGCGTCGTACTGCTGGGCCTTCCACAACGCGACAGCGAGGCGCGGATCGGTGTTGGCCTTGCGCAATTCGGTTTCCGTGAACCCCTCTCTGAGGGCGTGCTCGGTAATTGCCTTGGCCACGTCCGGACCCCAACCTGGGATGCGCTTCTTGATGACTTCCAGCGACTCGTTCACCAGCTTCGTGAACTCGGTCTGCTGTTTGCCGTCCCATTCCTTGCGCTTGCCATCGATGACCTTTTCGAGGCGCCCTTTCTCGGTCGCCCAGCCATCCATCTGCAGCTTCCTGCGCAGCGCGTCTTCGGTGGACATGGAAGCCCAGTCAACAGGCTGGGCCAATGCCCATTCGAGTGCCTGGAGTTGCTGGTGCTCCTGTGCTGTCTCCGTCTGGAACTGCTGCGCGAGGTCCGCGAGGTGAGCGTTGCGCTGGGCAAGCTCTACAACGCGTCTCTGATCGGCAAGGGATTGGGACTTGTGCGTGTAGTCCCGCTCCTGCATGAAGCCTTTCTCAAGCTTCTTGGGGAGCGTGTACTTCGCACCTTCGTAGTCGAGCTCGAACGTCTCATCGACAGGCGCAGCCTCGGTTTCGATTTCCGCGGGCTCGCTTGCTGTCTCG